GGAAGCCTCTAAGTCCTTAATGCGGGCATTGGCTTTCTTGAGTTCTTCGATTGCATTGGCATACTTAGCCCCTAAGTCTTCTATCATCTCTCGGTATATCTTCACCGCTTTATCCACATTGTCTAATTCATTGGTCTGTAACTCCATTTGTTGCTTTGGGCGGCCAAAAAACCAACCTGCCAAACCTGAGAGTACCATTCCTAAGAATGATATGATGTGTTCTTTAAGTCCTTCTAATATCCAATCCATTTTTTAAGTTTTTAATTTTGAGTTACTAACCGCTTAGCTTATTGTCCCCGTTCCTGTACTGGTCGTGGCGCCTGTATAAGTTCCTGCTTGTAGGGTGATTCCTGCTTGCACCATTACCTCGCCGCTTCTGACAAAGGTATCAATAAGGCTTGCTAAGCGTTCGGCATACTCTTCCATACTCGGTTCGGTTTTGGTAAGCATATCCCGTTGAAGGGAGATAATGCCTTGTTTGAGTTGTTCTTTGTTTAGTGCCATAGTTGGTTTATTTTGTTGTTAATCTCTTCAAACTTCACTACATTCTGCGGGGCAAAGTTGCCAGGGCCTGCGGGGGTTTGAATGATAGCGTTTTTAAGGTCGTTTAAAAGGTCGTTTAAAAGGGTTTTAAAGTCTACAGCTTCGCTGTGTAAGGCAAACTTATCAGCTTTCAGTTCGTAAGCTTCTACCTCTTGAGCATTGAGCAAAAAGGGCTGAATTTCATTATTTTCTACCATACCCACAAGGATAAGACTTCCTACTTTTGGTTTGATATACATTCCTCCTATGCCAAGTGCTATGTTTAAAAACGGTAGCTTCGTGTCTAAATCAGTAGCCTCGCAGGTTTTTTCCTGCCAATCTACAGAGGTTACTGTTGCCCATTGTAGCACTTTGGGGATAGCTTTCTTTATCTTTTCAGAAAGCAATATGTCAAACTCGTCTATCTCGTTCATAACTATAATGTACTACCACTAATTTCTATTTCCTGCCTATATTGGGCGTTGCTAATACTCTTCTTTACTCTATCTACATAGTACTCACCGTGTCTATCGGGGTAGAGGGTGGAACTTAGGCGTATCTTCTCGCCGTGCTGCACGGAGGGCGTGCCATAAGTGGTAAAACTCCCCTC